CCCACCACGTAACACCAACCTCTCTATAAGCCTCCGTAGAGCGTTCGCCTGCCATAAATAGACCTAATTCATCTTTGAGCTTCTTTCGTGCCACAGCGTGCCCCTCAAACAACTCCAAGAGGTCAATTGGCTTTAATTCTAATATTTGATTCAATAAGTAAGTTATTGAGCCTTTCTTATTGCTCTGGTTCTTACCTTTGGTGATAATTTTACCAAGGATTTGATGGTATTTATTCATTATTAATATTCGATTTTGATTGATGATTGATTATATTTGCACCTCTCAGGATAATTATTAAACACACGAAAGCCACAGCATAGAAGACTTATGTCCTCCAACGCTGTGGCTTTATGCTTAATTAAATTACCCTGAGAAAGTTTTTAATTGTTGGAGGACTACTTTTTACTTCCCGTCCTCCTGAGAACTACGCTAAACTATCAATGCTTTTCAAACAATGATTTGGATCTATTTTGTCCAGGATAAAAGCAACTGCTTTTCCTGTATTCGTTAGAGTGTCATCCCGTTGATTTTTACCAAGCACGCTTGAGATTGTTTCTTTTCGCTTACCAAATTCATAGCCTCCTTTCTTAATTAAAATCAGGTTAAACAAATCTTTACACACCACATTACCGGATGCGTCTATACTTGTGGCAATGCTCAAAAATTGCTCATCCAATCGCTTAAACGAAAAGCTCCAACGCCTTTTATAAAGATTAATAAAAAACGTGATGAGCAAGCCCAACGGAAACAATAACATGGCTAAAAATACCGACACTAATGCTAACGCCGTACCCATTATATAAGCGTGAATTGATTACCAACAGCCTCACCATTCATAATAAGGTTGTTCATTAGAAAACCTATTGCAAGCGGTGCCGTAATATTGATTTCAGGACTTTCGAGAGTACCACCCTCAAAGTATTGCATCACCTTTTCATACGTTGGATAGCCGTAATCGACCATAACATAATCAGTAGGCATAACGCCATTGTGAGCCATTAGGTATGCAAATAAAGGCACGGTAATTCTTTTCTGTGAACCTTCTATTTGTGAATCATAATCAAGGTTAGGAACTGAAAATGTAGTAGTTCTTGATGAAGAATAAATTCACTTAACAAATATAAAATGGCACAATTAACAACAGAATCAAGAAAATGGTGGACAAGAAAAAGAATAAGCTTCAAAGCTTGCTGGATAAATTTAAGAATTTATTTTCTAAGCCTTCTCCTGTATATGGTGTTTGTTCAAGGAACTTAATGCTTGGGCATACAGGTGAGAGCAATTTCCACAAAGCTGTGGACAAATATTCTCTTTTTAAAAAGATGGATGCTATAGCTGAAAGCACCCACAGCCACAGTATTGCCTTACAAGGGGAGTTGCTTGCACCTAGCATTCAAGCGAATCACGAAAAGGTAAAAGATATTGAGTGGCATTGCTTTGATATTTTTAATATCGAATTACAGGAATATTGGAGTCCTGATTTGCGATGGAGTGTATCTAAGAGTTTGGGAATTCCACACGTAACACTAATTTCTAAAAATAAGTTAAGGGACATTTTGCAACTTCCCGAAGGTGATGTAGAAACACAACAAATTCAGAAAGCTTGTCTTGACTTTGCAGAGGGTGAAGGGGATAATGTTGGTGTTATGAGGGAGGGTGTTGTATTCAAACACGCGCACAAGAACTTCTCTTTTAAAGCAATTTCTAACTTATCTGCAACATCTTCAAAATAAACATCATCAGAAGTTTTTAGAAAATCAATTCTTTCTCTAAGTTTAGCAATAACTGCCATTTTAATAGAAACAGTTTCCTTTTCTAAATCAATATTATTAAAATCAACTTTTAAATGATTTTTAAAATAATCATTAGTTAGAACTTTAGTAAGTTGTTGAATTTCTTGATATTCAAATAAAGAATTTAAACTTTTCTTATTTTCTATAAGAACTACTTTATTATAATCTTTATCTAAATAATACCAATCACCTGTTTTAGCATTTTGATATAACATAGGTTCTCCATTATCTTCAGTTCTGTCAATATAAGATATATTATTTTCTAAATTTTCATAACTATTTTCATAAGCATTATCCCAATCACCAAAATCTTTAATAAAATCTTTATCTTTAGCAAATGAAGAATGAAGAGTTTTTGATAACTCCTCATCCCCATTAAATGCTGTTAATATTTTATCATACAGTTTTGATTCTGTACCATTTACTATAAATTTACAACTCATAATTATTTACATTTTTTTACGTATTCTTCTCCGTATTTATTTTTAAGGTTTTCTAATTGTTTAAGATTAGCTTCTGTAGCTGTACCTTTTTCAACTTTATCTTTTAATAAAGTTATAGTTTTAGTATCTTTTTGACCTTCTAAACCTTTAGGTTCTTTAAATACATCATTTTGTTTCCCCATTTGCTGTTTATTTTCAACTGTATTAGGAATATCTGAAGACGATACAAATTTATTAGAATCACTTAAATCTTCTATTACAGTTATTGATTCTGGCAAAGATACGGAATTTTCCTGAACATTCCTAACATTTTGTGATTTATTTTCACCAAAATCTAAACCTTCCCAGTTTTTACTATCTGTTTCAGCACCTGCATCAGATACTTTGACTTTTCCTTTATCTTCAATTTGAATTCTTTTCTCTGTAAATAAAGGTTTATATAAATCTTGTTGTTCTTTACTAAGAGTTTTAAATCCTTCTACTAATTCATCAATAGTTCTAACACCTTTAAGTCTATCTTCAATTTCTGTAATAGATACAGATTTTTTAACTTGTTTTGTAGGTTTTTTATCTAAAGCAGCTAATTCTGCATCATATTTAGCATTAATTTCTGATTTAATAATATCACCTTTTTCTGAAGTAAAATCATCACCTTGTTCTGTTTTACCAAAATTAATTAATTCATTTTGTCTTCTTGTTTCAATATCAGATTTTTTATCTATTTTTTCAACTCCTTTAGTTGTAACTGTAGGACTTATAAATAGATTAGTATATCCTTGAAATACTGGTTGATTAACAACTGCATTAGTAGATAATATTTTACCTTCTACTAAATATTTAATATAATTAGCAGAGTTAGAAGACAAATTAGTTCTTTGATTATCTTCAGCAGTTTTAGGTCTAATCTTAATTTGATGTCTTTTTTGAGTATGTAAAAAATACATAATCTCTTCTTTTAATTCATCTATATTACCAGAATTAGCTGTACCATTTTCACCAAAGTATAATACACCATCTGTAACATTAATTCTAGATTTTGGTTTATCAGATTCGTGAACTAATAAATCTATAATTTCACCTAATTTAATATCTTTAATTTTACTAGGTGTAGTGATAATTTTCAATTGTTCACTAAATATATTTTCAATAACTGATAATAGTTCAGGACTAACTTCTGATAATGTTGTATTAGAGCCTTTATCCTGTGTTAAAATCTCTTTATAAATTTCAAATAAACCTTCAGATTCTTCAATTGTTAATTTACTAATATTAAGTTTTAAAGGAAATTGAGATACACCATCTGCTTGTGGAACCATTAAATAGATTTCTCCAGCAGCATAATTTTTAGTTCTATCTAAATCTTTAGTAAATTTATTTTGAAAAGCTCTAGTTTGACCAGTTAATATATTTTCTAATTGACCGTGAATATTTACAAAATAAGTGTTTTCTTTAATATATTTCAATCCATCAACACCACTTAAATCTAATAAATTATTTTCAGCAGTTGGAGATTCAACTTGTAATACACCTTTATATTGACCTGTTATATTAGAATTCATATTTTCAATAGGAACACCATTAATAAGATTTGTTATTAATGATTTTCTTAACATTTCAGTTTCAGGATTTATTTCACCATTTACACGTCTTGTTTCAATAGGTAAATAAGTTCCCTCAGCTAACTTAATATTAATTGGTAGATAATCTATTAAAAGTTGAATATTTTGTAAATTACCCGCTTTAAATTGAGCTAAAGCTTCTTCTGCTAATTTAACACTAGGAGTTTGATTAATTTCAAAACTAACTTGTGTTCCAATTTTATTAACTGGATTTCTTTCAAATACCAAACCTTTAGGAAATTGTTCTTTAATCCAACTAAAAACTTCACCATCTTTTCTATTATAGCTAATAAGTTTAACACCTTTACCTTGAGTTGGGTCTATAGTTTTAGCTTCCTTATCTTCTTCAGTAGTTGTATTTTCACTTGTAATAGGAGTTAATTCGTCAGATATATCAGAACCTTCTGTTGAATAAGTTTGTGTCTTAGAAGTACCGTTAAATGCATTATCATCTTCTTTAGCATTACTAATAATTCCAGATTCTTTTACTTCTTTAGCTATCTTTAATTCAGCTTTCTTTTCATTAGCTTTTTGTTCAACTATTTTATCAGCAGGAGTATTTGTTTTAGGTAAATCATTTAATTCTTCAGGTTCTGTAGCATTTGCTATAGTTTCAGTAACTTGATTAACAATCGCTTCATTTTCAGGACTAGCTTGCTCTCTTAATTTATTATTAGCTTCAATATGTTTTGCAAATTGTTTATTTACATCTTCATTATTCCAAATTACACCATTTATAATTTCATCTATTTCAGATAAACCTTTTTCTACTGTTTCAATTTGATCATTTAATAATTTAACTCTAGGGTCAGTTTCAGATTTTTTGAATTTATAAATATCTTCTGTTGTACCTTCAGTAAAATTAGTATTAATTTCTTTAGTTATATCATTATCACCTAAATCTTTTAATAATTTAGATTTTTGAACATTTAACTTTTTAAGCTCTCCTTTTTGAAAATATTCAGAACCTTTAAGATTAGTATATAAATCACCTAACATATTATAATAATCTATAGTATCTTGAGGTTTTGCTTTAGGATGATTAAGATTAATTAAACTTTTACTAAAATCTTTATAAGAATTTAATTGATCTTGCATATAAGTAGCTTGTTCAATTATTTTACTTTTTAAAGTTTTAGCATCTTCATTCTCAGCAATTTCTTCGGTTTTTAAAGTTGTATCTAAATATTGAGATAATGCTTGAATACCTAATTCACCTTTATTAATAAACGGTGTAATTAATTGATTAATTGCTTGATTTTTAAGAGTTTGAACCACTTGTTCATTACCTTCTTGAATAGCTTGGTCAAATAATTGACTTTGTTCTTCAGTATAATTTAAAGATTTAGCAATATCTCTTATTTTTACAGGATCATATTGAGGTTTATTATTATAATTATAAACAATATCACCATTTTCATCTCTTTTATAAACATCTGTTTCATTAATTCTATTAAATATACCAACTTTTTCTTCAGCTAAAGTTAATACGTCTTGAGTTTTTTTACGAGTTGCTATATCAGATTTACCACCTTGATAAGCTGACATACCACCACCTAAAATACCACCTAAAAAGATAGCCTTTTGACCTTCTGTTGTATTTAATGTATCGATATAATTAGACACTAATTCAGAGATATTAAAATCTTGAGACATATTATCAGTTAATTCACCATGTTTAGCTTTATTTGAAAACATGGTTTCTACTGTAGATTGAGAACCTTCTTCTAAAAATCCTTCAGAACCTAAAGCACCTAATACATTTTTACCTCTATTACCAATTTTAGTCATTAATGAAGGTGTATCTTTAACTAATTGACTACCTACACCTTTACCCCAAATCATTTTAGTTTGAATTGCATTTGGAACTAAAAGTATAGCTAAGTTAGATACAAATATATCTCTACCTAATTTAGCTTTTTGAGTTTGTAATTGTTCATATTGATTTTGATCTATTTCACCAGAAGCTAATCTTCTATCTAAATCTTTTTGAAAACTTTCCATTGCTGAACCAGCTTCTGAACCAGATTCAATTAAAGTATTCGCCATAGTCATAGCACCTAAATCTATATTTTTAGCAGTCATACCTAAACCTTCTAAAGTTCTAACAGCTCCAGCTAGTTTAGCTTCTCCATTAATCATAGATAGACCTTTAGCAGTAGTACCTAATATCTTTTCACCTAAATTAAGACCTTTTAAAGCTGCTCCAGGTGCTAACATAGATGCGATAAATCCTATACCATCAGCACCTTCTGTAGCCCAGAAATCTATAGAACTAATATTATCCATAAGATTACCTTCACTTACAGCCTTTTTTACATATACTGGTAATAATTCAGTATTAACATCTTCATTAAATTGAGATATAGATTTAATCCATTGATTATCAAAAGCAGTTTCCCAACCTTCACCTTCTTTAGCAAATGGAGCAGCAATTATACCACCAATGACCCCTGGTATTTTAGCAATTTCAGATACAGCTTTTGTACCAATTCTACCAATTCCTGCTGCAGTTTTATTTAAATTAGATTGTTCTTGAGCTCGATATTCATTAATAGAACCTTGTATATCATTTTCATCAATATCTGCATTCCAACTTATATTTTCGTCATATTTAGAAGAACCTAGTCCAGTATCATAACCTCTAAAAGTGGAAGCTGCTTGTGTTCCAATACTTGTAATACCATGCTTTTGTGAATTTCTATTTAATACATTACTTAATGCATCTTCAGGATTATCATATGTTACTGCATTTTGTAATGGAGCTATTCTTTTTTTTGCCATTTTATTATTTATTACTATTCATAAAATTTAAATAGTCACTTTCAGTAACTTTAACTTCTCCTTTATTTGGAATATTAATTGCCCAAGTTTTTACTTCGCCATTATAAGGATCAATTTCAGTTTCTTTAGGATTATATTTAACTTTATATTTCGATAATTTATCATTATTTGATTCGATAGGTGTCCAAGTATTATAATTTAAGGTTGCATCTCTATAATTTTTTGTAATTTCATTTTGTCTAGTAGTATTTACACCTAAATTATCACTATTTAATCTTGTAGTTTTAAATGTATGCCAATTTCCATCTTTATCTTTTGCTGTAATTACATGTGGTGAAAATTTACTATTACTACCCTGACCTAAATTATCTTCCCAATTTAAAGGAGATATATAACCTTGATAATTAACATCATTTATTCCTGATAAATTATATTCTTCAACAGCATCATTCCAATTTAAAGTTTTACCTTTTTCATCAACAAGTTTTCTACCAGAATTATCAGTTCTTTGAAGTTGTCTTCTTATATTTTTATCAAAATCAGCAGCATCTTTACCTAAACCTGCAACAAAACCTTGATTACCCACTACTTGATTTGGAGTAAGCATTTTACTAGTTAACGTAATTGCAGGAGATTGTTTCATAGAACGTAATAATTGAGAAGCTACAATTGGATCGTCTTTACCTTTTTTAACTAATGAAGGATTTAACTTAACTAGTTTTCCATCTAACATTATACCGTCTCCAGTAGTAGCTCTTTTCCAAAAACTATCATAAACAGCCTTTTCTTTTAATGGTAGATTAGCAGATGTATAAGAAGATGCTGGAGACTTACCTAAAAATCCTTGAGCACTTCCGTATAATTTTTCACCAATTTTTGAAATATTAGATGTATCTGTAGATTTACCACCAATTTCTTGTGTATTATAATCTTCTCCAAATACATTTTGATTTGGTTGAGTTGTAGAAGCAGATTGTTTAGGTGCAGCAATATATTGTGCATTTTCACCTCTATTATCAACAACTTTAGTATCTAACATGCTGTTAATTCCTGAAGTAAGTTGATTATATACATTTGATGTGTTTTCACCTTCAAATTTAATAGAATCTTGCCATTCCTTACCCATTAATCGTTGATTAATAAGATTTTGAGCAGCTTGTAAATTAGGTTTATTAGAAGTTTCAATTCTTCTACCACTTCTATCTACCATAACCATTCCTCCATTAGGACCAGGAGCAAAGTTAAATCCACTTGCTCTCATTTCACCTACAACTTGTTCACCTAAAAGACCTTTAACATCTTTAAGAACATCCATCACTTCGACTTTTTTAGGAGCTCCTAATTGACCTATATTAGATATATTATTACCTGTAAAACCAGTGTATTGTTTAGAGAAATCATTCCAATTTGCTAAAGCTCTCTCTCTAGACCAACCTTTAGTTTTTTGAGCATCTTCTAAATAATCATTAAGATTTTTAGCATAGACTTGTTTTGCAGCATTAATTTGACCCAATCTACCAGTTGGTGATACAAGATTTTGATATTCTCTATTAAGTGCTAGAAACTCCCCTTGTGTATTTGGATTAATACCTTCCTTACTTAATAATTCAGCTTGAGATCTCAATTTATTTTCCATTTGAGATTTAACATTTAAAGCTTCATTCATATGAACATCTAATGGATCAACTTTAGCTAAACCTTGTCGTAACATTTCTTGTTGAGCTATTAATTGATCATGTTTTTGTCTTTGCATTAACGGAACCATAGATATTTCTTGTAGCGATAGTGGTTTAAAATTAGATATAGAGCCGTTATCGTATCTGTTAGCCATATTATTTTGTTTTATTTTTAATTAAATAACCACCTAATTCTTTTTTATCTTTAGATGTTTGTAATTGTTTTAATTTTTCTTCAGTCATAGGTTTACCAGTTTCAGGATCTGTTACAACTTTTCCTTCAGGACTTTTAACATATTCACCATCCCATTTATAACCTGTAGTTTTAGCAATAATATTTTTATAGACTTGCTCTTTACCAATTTCACCAACATCTGTACCAATAGATGAAAGATATTTAGATTTTTCATTACGATATGCTGCAGAATCTCTAGCATTAATATCTTTTTCAGTATTAGATTGTTGTAAATTAACTTGATCTACACCTAAATTAAATGTTTGAGCTCTATCATCAGTTGTTCTATTTTGAGCTGCAGCATTACCATAAGCATCAGATAAAGCTTTAGTACGTTGTAATTGTGAACCTAATATAGAAGCTCTATTTTGACCTTCTGATGCACCAGATTGAGATATAGCATTAACTGTATTATTCATAGTTTGATTTGCAATATTTTGTAATTGTGCTTCATCAACATACTCAGGTTTATAACGATTACCTAATCTATCTAATCTTTCACCCTGTGGTTTTTTAAGATTTGCTAATTGTAAAGCATTCGCTGCAATTGGTGCATATCTTGCTAAATTACCAACATTTTTATTTAAATAACTTCCAACTTTACCAGCATCATATTTTAACATATCTAGTGTAGAAGGTCCTGATTCAATAGGTCTATTAGCATTTGTAACATTTACTATAGGTTGAGTCCCAATTGTATAAGGAACTGTTGTTGAAGCAGATTTTAAACCACTTAAATCAAGTTGTGATTCAATAGGTGCTGTATTTCTAGGAGTTAATTTTAAATTTTCATAATAACCACCATCTTCATATTTTTTCATATTACCACCATACATATATTCATCAGTGATTGGGTTAGTAAGATTCAAGTTAACATCAGTATTAATATTTTTACTTTTATTTCTCATATAATCTTGCCATTGAACAGTTTTTTGTAAATCATTCATTGCTGAATTTTTAACAAATTCTCTATCTGTTTGATAATTAAATGTAGGATCTGTACTATCTTTACTATATAAATAAAATCCAGAATCACCATTTTTACCACCTGTTACTCCTGGTTGATATTTAACTATTTTTTTAGTTTGCCAAGGTTGATTATCTTTAGGTGGGTCAATAAGTCCTCCCATAGCATAATTATCTGAAAATTGTTTATTTGTTTTTGTAGCAAAATTATTAGAATTTTCTAAAGCAGCTTTCTTTTCTTTTCTACCACCTAACAATCCTGCAATCGCACCAACACCTGCACCAATAGCTGTACCTAAACCAGGCATTATAGCTGTACCTGCAGCAGCACCTTTTAATGTATTTCCAGCAACCATACCTCCAACATTTACTTTTTCAGAAGCTTGATTACCTGATGTATCTTGTGTAGGTTTACCAAAAGCAACTCTACCTAAATCTAAAGCTGTTCCTGCAGCTCCTATAATTGCTTGGGGTGAAGGTCCTTCTCCCCCTACACCTATATTTTGTTGTGAAATAGATTGTGGATTTATTCCATTATTTTGACCAAATTTATAATCTATATTTTGATTCGGGTCAAATTGAGTTTCATTAAATCCACCATAAGCCATTTGATTAGGATCTACAATATCTTCAGGTAAACTTTGTTGTTCCATTTCAGGTTCTTGAGGTTTCATAGATTCTTGAGCCTCTGCAATTTTAGATAACATTATATCTTTAGTAGATTGTGAAATTTTATCATTTCTACCTTTAAATTTGTTATCTATAAATTTAGTAGCATCTGCAACAGATTTACCAACTAAAGATTTAGGTAAATTATATTGGGATACTGTATTTTCATCTAAAACTATTCTATTACTATAGATAAAATTACCAGTTTTAGTTTCTCCTTGTTCAACAGAAGCGTTGTTACCAATCATTACTCCACCATTTGGATTTTGAGAGTGTAGACCACCTTCATTAAATTGTGTTAAATTATTATTTTTATTCATATTTATATATTGTATTATAATGTATTTTTGTTATATTACAAAAATAATCTTTTTTATTATTAAAACCAAACTTTTTATGTTTTATTTTGTTTTGCGAAATTAGATAATTTAAAAAAAATTTAGTTAAATGTTCTGGTGAAGTTTCCATTGCAGAAATACCAAAAGTTATAGTCTTGCGCGTTGATGATCAATCTCAGGGTCTGGGGAAGCAGAGGATTCAGAGGATCCACTCCGGTTCCTCCGACCCCGAAAATGACCTGCAACACGGGGTTGTTCAGATTGGTGTAGTCGAGATAACCCATGGCCGAGCTGAACCCGTTGGGGAACTCGCTGTAGTTCTGACTGAAGATCTCGTCTCCGTGCGGGGCCTCGGAATAGTTCAGATGGTTCAGAAGACGATCTTGGTTTCGGAAGAGCGAGCGCTGGATGATCTGTCCATTGGCCGTGATGTTGTAGCTCTGGATCGGGTTGTAAGGGTTCATTCCGGCGGGGACGGGGATGGGTTGGGGTCCGAACATGAAGATGTCGTTGAACCCGGTGTTGTTCACCAATCGGTCGGGAATGAAAGAAAAATATAACTTTTTGATGGGTTTGGTGATGCCGCTCATTCGGAAGTTGGCCGTGGCCGAGGTGTTGGCGTTGGCGTAGGTGTCCTCTTGCTGGCGAACGTGTTGGTGGATCATGTAGCTGATTCCGCGAGCCTCTCTCGACATGGCCAAAATCATCTCCGCCTCGTCTCCCGTCAAGTGAACCTGTTTCATGACGAGCTCGAAGGTGTACGGGCCGTTGGCCACGACGGTGGTTCCCGCGGCCTGGGTGATAATATTCTGGAAAGCTTTGGTTTTGAGGGCGAATCTGGTTTTCTGGGACAAGGTGAGAAGGGGAAAACTTTTGCTTTGGTGTTCCTCGAAGGGCTGGAACAGAGGGATGTAGTACTCCCTTCCGTTGGCCAGGTCCAAGGTTCTCTGGGCCGTCGTCTCGTCTCCCCCGATCATCTCGTTGATGTTGTTGCGAGGCTCGGTACGATGCTTCTTTCGGTAATGGAAATAAAAGTCGTAGGGTTGCGACTCGTAGCAGAGATTCGCTCCAAAGTGGGTTCGGAAATAATCGATCAACGCCCAGCCAAAGTGATCGACCAAGGACGCGGATCCCGCGGGCACGACCGTGTGTCCGGGGATCACCACCCTCAACGCCATGCTTCGGATCAGATGGCACTGTTTGGGCTGTTCGTATTGTTGTTCCCCTCCCCAGGGCGCGGTGTTGTTCAGGTTCAGGGGAGTGTTGGTGATGTCGTCGATCACGAAGGGGGTGGTGCGTTTCCACTCGCGGGGGAGCCACATCGAGTTGGCGGCCACCATGTTGGATTGGGAGCTGTTGACGGTGAGCAATGGCGCCACTGTTCCGGCGAGAGATGTAATTACTTGTCGTTCAGGCATGGAGAGATTTTTTTATTTAATTTTTTTCTATTTAAAGTAAATATTTTTAGAATTTATAATTAAAAATAGAAAAAAAATTAATTAATTTATAAATGTTGACTTTTATCACGGTTCTTTTCCGATCCACCCTGGATCTGATCGCCGGAAGTCTCACCGGACACATGAGCGAGTACATCTTCTCCACGAGCTGGGACAACGCCTTCAAACACAAGAAAGACAACGCTCCCAACAGCCAGATTTTGACGGAGAAGACCGCGAGGGTTTGGCTGCAGATGGCGTTCAGCGCCTTGGTGGCCTACGAGCTGAGGGGGATGTATACCTTCGAGGACAGCGACGACCCCACCGGGGGACTGATGTTCATTATCTCGATGGCCAACATGATGCCCAACTTCTGGACGAGGGTTCAGGACGTCATGCAAAGTTTGGTTAATTTGATCATGGAAAATGTTCAACAACCAGTGGTCGATTAAATAATAATAAAAATATTTAATTTTTTAAAAAAGAGAGACAGAAAAGATAATTTCAAATTATCTGACAGAATCTCCTTATTTGGCGATTCCGTCGAGTTTTTTTTTATTAAAAAATAATAATAATATATTATATATAAAAATTTTTAATCTAAAAAAATAATATAAAAATAATAATTTTAATTTTAAATTTAAGAGTTGAAATGCAATATTTAGTGGCAGGATTAGTTGGCTTCACTGCCTGG